CTACAATGTATGTTATCGGAATACGTCGTGACTCAATCAACGGCCCTGGTACGCAACTGCTCTGTGATGCTGATACGTTCCAACCTCTCAAATTCACCAAAGCAGAAGCCGACCAGGTAAAGCTGGAACATATCTGTGAGGGGTACCCTGAAGACTACATTATGGTCATGTGGTTAGACACTGGCGATGTAGAGGAGAAACCTAGGGCTATATCTACAATCAGTGTAGATGTTGTTTCCAACATCGAGCAATTCCGCAGCTTTGTCGATTCGATCCTGCGCCTCGCCAACGACCCTTCAGTACCTGGAGAGGTACGCCTAAAGCTTATAGATAACCTAAGTATACTTGAGCGCGGTATTGAAGTTAAGAAAGGAGGAGCATAGCTAATGTCCTACGTTTATATCAGGAGTGAACCGGAATTATGGACGGTAGGTTTCTACAGACCAGATGGTGAATGGGAACCTGAGAGTGACCATCCTACCCCAGCGGCAGCTGCTGAGCGTGTGCACTATCTTAATGGTGGAAAGGATACTTAATTGTAAGGCCGATTTTACTCGGCCTTTTATTTTTTTTTTGTCCATTAGTTATAATTTAACAGCGGTTTACGTATAATATTATTGAGGAGGTGATTAATATGGCATACACATGTCCATGGCATATTCTGATACTTAAAGATGGTAATGTTATTGAGAGAGTGCCTGGATTTAAAGAAGCCGCTGAGTTTGCAGGATGTAGTAAAAGCGCAGTATATGAATACACCAATCCGAGGTTTAATAAGCGCAGTAATGGCTTGCCTAAGACAGCCAAAGGGTATGAGTTTATTCGTATCCCCGCCACTACGCCTAATTTAAGCTGGCGCACATTGTTATCGATGTATAAGGAGAACTACAATGAGAGCAAGTAGATGGCATGTATTAATCTTTAAGGATGAAGAGTTTATTGCAAGGGCGCTAAGCTTTAAAGAAGCTGCTGAATGTATTTCTGCAAGCATAGATTCTGTTAGGCAATATTCTATGTGTTGTCGTCATGAATCGTTACAGCCTTCATTTAGGTATTCTTTAAAAGGTTACAAATTGTATCGTATCCCTGCCACTGCGCCACTGGATATAAGTGGTATAGGGTTAAAATTAATGTACCAAAACGGTGTGTACCGATAAAAAGCGTGCACGTAAAATTACGCCAAATGTTAAAAAAGCGTGCGATAGGTAAGAACTACAAATGGAGCTCCTAACGTAAACGGGGTAAAAATGGAGACGTAAACCGTGACGTTAAAAAAGTTGTACAAAACGCACGCAGAAAATTTACGTAAATAAGTTGTATTGTTGTATAAGTTAAGTAAGTATGCGGCGCAAGGCCTGGGACTCTCTCTGTTTTGTACAACTATACAACTTATACAACTTACTAAGCGTAAACCTCGAAACACCTAGTTTTGTATATAAAATTGATTTTTATTTTATAAAACTTGGGGGCCTAAATTTGGTTGTATAAGTTGTATTTGTTGTATAAGTTGTATAAAGTAAGTTGTTAAAAAAGTTGTACAAAACAGTACAAAGTCTACAGATGTGCAATTAAAGAATTGGATAGAATAAAGATTAAATAAAACAAGAATATATAGTATTTAAAGGCTTTTCATATTATATACTTTTCATATATATATATATATACTTTTTGTCTTAATATATCTGTTCTTTCCATACTGAAATAATTCCTGAGCCAGAGTCTGTAGGTATTCTAGTAATTATATGGCGCCGCAAATCGAAATGAGCAAAACGGCCTCTGGCGCCGTGCTGCACCTGCACAGATTCCACGCGGATATAGTAATTTGTCTGCTTTTTAAGCTCAAATTGAGTAGCGCAGCGGCGCTGTGGCGAAGTTTTGAAAGAGCCAGGTTGTTGCAGTCAACCTTTTTAGGCGCTGTCAGACCCTAAAGTAAAGCAGAAACAACGGGTAGAAACAGTTTGTAGATATACCACCGATTCATGCCGCAGCGGCGAAGCACCACTCCGTCCTATCGACGCCGCGCCGCTATTGCAAAGCAAAGCCGCAGGCACTGTGGCCCGCGGCTAGCTTGTCCAACTATTGGGTAAATGTTACTTGCTAAGCAATGCTTCTTGAATCTTCTTGAGAAGTTCTTTGGCGTCAGCAGCTTTCATACTATCAACACTATCGGCACTTGCCAGAATCTCGTTAATCTTACCTGTAGTTTCAATCGCAGCAGTTGCCGCCGGATTTGTATTGACTCTCAAGTTCTTCAGTTGTTCTTCTACCATCAGCAACTTTTGGTATTCATCACTGTTTTCGTCGAAATTGGCTTTACTTTTCATGATGCACTTCTTGGATTGAACATTCCTGATTGCTTTCTTCAGCTGTTCTTGGTCATCCGCAAGTGCTTGAAGCTCTTCCTCTGAATAACCTGCTTGGTTTCTCTTGATTCCGCCGCCAGCAGACTTTGGTTTGCCAGCCGTTTTTCTTAGTAGATTCTCTGCAATAGCCGCTGTAAGCATTGTCATGTAGTTTTCAACTGTCATTACCTTGGATTTCGAGCGGCTTCTTTTTGATTGTTGGCTTTTCAGCATGCGGTCAAGTTCTTCTTCATCTGCAGCAGCTAACCAGCTTACATCAATTTGGTCAAGGTCTGTCAGTTCGGCGATAAGCTTGTCCATTACGTCGTGGTCAACTATTGATTGCTTAACTTTTTCTTGGATTGCGTCTCCCAGCTCATTGATTTTCTGAAGTACCTCGTCAGCGGTTTTTTCACTGACTGCTGTCAGTTGGTTTGTGAAAGCCAATCCGCGACCTCCAACTGATTTGGTCCGCTTGTTCTCATTAGCGAACAGAGTCTTGATGCTGTTGTCGATTTGATTCATTGTCAACATCCTTTCAATTTGTAATTTTGGGTACAAGCGCTAGCTTGTCCTCTTATTAATATTATACCCCATTTTTAAGCAGTTTAACAAAGCATTTTCGAAATCTGCGTGGCGGTGGATAGAAATCTCTTTCCTTTTTATGCCGCCGATTCCGTTGGAATGAGGCTTCTTTTTATGGCGTGGCGAGGTACTGTTCTATTGATGCCGCGAAGTGTCGGCTCCGTCTTATCGACGCCGCAGTTGCGGCAACAATTCAGTCCTATCGACGCTGCACCACAGTAGCGCAGCGAGGCCCAGGCTTATCGGCGCCGCGCGCCAAATTACAGGCCGCAGCGCCGATAGGATAAAACTATGCTACACTACTTTTGCGGCGCGGGTATAAACTACAACGCAGACGCGTATAATATTAATAGAAAGGAGCTGAGAAAAATGATTCTTGAAATAGCAATCGGTATTGTAGTTGGAGGTCTGTGGTTATTGGTAATAGTGCGTCTTATAGAAAAAGCACGCGAGAAGTGGCAGCACAGAAAATAAAAATGCTTTGTTGAACTGCATGATTTCGTGATATAATATTATTAAGCAGAAGTTGTACAAGCTGCTAAATAACAAATTGAAAGGCGCTGATAAGTTTGAAAAAGATTACTCTAGACATTCGTAAAATAACTACAAGCTGTTTCTATTGCAGAAAGCAAATGCCGCCTGGTACCGCTAATAAGTATAAAACAGACATATTCATTATTGAGCTTTGCGATGAATGCTATGCTAATCGTCTTAAGAAAGACGCAGGTGATGAATAATGAAAGAACACCGTATGTCAAAAAAGTTATTGATGTTAATTGACTACTGTGAAGATCAATATATAACAAGTAGTGGTGAAATACTGAGCGATATGACAGCAATGGACTTTGTAGACCTTAGAGCAATGGTTAAAGCTTTGTTTAAAGATTAGCTGCCGCTAGGCGGCTTTTCTTTTTGCTTCTTTTTATCAGCGCCGGGTTGCCGCAGCTAAGCTTTTTAGGCCTTCAGTTCAGTCTAATTGAAGCCGTTGAAGTAATCTGAAGACTGAGAATATTCTGACAATTTGCAGCGCAGCTTTGGCCTATCGACGCCGCGCGTATTCGGAATATTCAGACTATTTGACTTTGCTCATCCTTGACCTTCAGCTATCTGAATACTTGGAATATTCTGAAAATTTCGGGCGTTGGCGCAGCAATACATTGGCCTATCGACGCCGCGCAGCCGGCAAGAAGAGAGGAGGCCGGCTATTCGCCAACCTCCCTCGAGCAGCTTCCGCACTTCGGGCAGTCCACTACTATGGCTACAATTCTGGCCCGGTGCGGTGTTGCTGCGTCCCCCGGCCGGTGCTCCAGCTCATAGGTCCAGGTCGCCTTGGTCCTGCACTCTGGGCACGGCTTCTGCTCCTCTAGTGTCACGGTGTCACCTCCCTCCAGTCCCCCCTTGGGGGAGGGGCTTACAGCCCCAGTCTATTCTTCAGGCAAGCCACCTGTAGAACTACCAGCCTTTCTTTTTTGCTCAGGCTCAGCCATCTGCCGGCTTTTATTCTCATCTCTTTTCAACCCCTCTCTTTTTGGGCCGGCTGGTCTCACCGGCCCTTTTCCAGAGACTGACCTTTACAGGTCAATCTCTTTTCCGTCAAGAACTTTGTTCAAGAGTTCAATTACGTATTCTTTTTTAACTGCTTTTGGTTCAACTATCTCTAAGTGTCTAATCAGATTCTGAATTGTTGACTTTTTCACAACTGTATCTTCGATAGGTTTCACTTTTTCTTTATGGGCCAGAAGCATTTTTTCAATTTGACAAGCTTTTTCGTATTCGGTTTTATCGTCGTTCCATTGGGTATTGCACTTTTTTGACTGGATTGACTTGATGCTTTTCATTGTTTCGTCGAAGTTCAGTTTTTCAATATCGTCTTGAGTCATATGAGTTGTGAAGACTTTTTTAGGTTCGTAGTAGTTAACCAATTCTTTTAGACTTTGTTCATAAGTCAAAATCTCTGACATTTTTTGACTATAGTCTGTTCTGGCCTTTTGTTTTCTGAATCGACATTTTATTGTCTGAATATTCCGGAGTTCTTTTTTGGCCGATTCGAGATTGTCAAACTTTTCTTGTAACTTTTTAATACTTGTCATTTTTTACCAATCCTTTCAATTTGTACTTTTTTAGAGACTTTTTAGACAATTCGGGACTATTGACAATTCTAATTTGTTTGAATTGTTCGAGTTGTCAGAATTGTTTCTGATTCTAGAACAATTTAGAATTGTCGGAATTGTTTCTAATTCTTATACAAATCACCAACTTTCAAATTTTATTTGACTGTTTGTCATTGATTGACTTTCTAATATTATTATATCACTTTTGGACAAAAAGTAAACCCCTTTTGGAATAGCCGGAATAGCAAAATTATTCTGACAATTCCATCGAGTTGTAACAATAGTCAGAATTGTTCCGGTTCTATAGACAATTCTGAATTGTTCCGGTTTCGCAAACTATTCTGAGTTGTTCCGGTTTCGCAAACTATTCTGAATAGTCCAAAAATTGCGAATTGTCCGGCAATTCATGCCGGCGGCGCCTGGCGCGGTAGCGCAGGATTTATTAAAAGCAGGATTTATTAAAAACAGGAATAATTAAACATTGTAACAAATAGACAGTCCAAAGATTACACAAAGTAAACCCGCCTACAAAAGCTGCCTAATTATATAGAAAAATAGTCCAAATATTACAGCGCCGCAGTCACCTGAATAAAACTGTAGCCCCGCACTATAATTACATATAATTATATAATTAAACGAAAAATCTAACTCGCTGCGTGTTAAAAATCAATTTTACGTGTTCGTGATAGCCTTTATATATAAATACCTTAGATAGGTTAGCACGTACAAGTATAAACAAAAATACAAGTCCGTGAAATCACCAGTTATATCCAAAAGTAACCAAATTGTAGATATTTTTAACCTTTTTGTCCGTTTTGGCTATAATTTGTGCTGGTTTAACGTATAATATTAATAAGGAGGTGTATATATGGCTGATAACGACCTAATTATAGAAAACAGCGATAGCATCATCCCATTAATAACCTGTAAACGTTGTGGCTGTCTAAAGCCTGCATATAAGGGCCATAATTATATTTGCGAAGAGTGCGCCAAGGCGGAGAACAGTCGTGTCAGCTACTACAGGCAACACAATGTAGATTGGCTAGAGGTTGCTAAGGAAGCTGACTTACAGTTGTGGGAAAGGCAACCAGGCGAAACAGATAGGGAGTATCAGATCTGGTTGGCCTATAGGGATGCGTATCCATCGGTGCGGCTGAGCTATCGTACTGTTGCGGAGCAGCTATGTACAACTGTCAATGTAGTTAAGAAAGTAGGGCAGCGTTGGGATTTCCAAGTAAGGATGCAAGCCTGGGCTAAGCATTGTGACGAGCTCACGCTACAGCAACGGCAGAAGGAAATTGTAGATATGAACAAGACTCATATCGACATGGCGACGAAGCTACAAGAGAAGCTGAAATTAGCTATTGAGGGGCTAAGGCCCGAGCTGTTGGAGCCGAAAGATATTACGGCGATGTTTAAGTTGGTGACTGAGATTGAGCGTAAGGCCAGGATGGACGATCCTCAGCTGTATAAACCGCAGCTAACTGAGGAAAACAACCCTGAGCTACGCGAGGTTCAGACAAGCAAAGGAGATATAGGTCAGATTGTAGGTATCCTGCAGCAAGCTGGGTTGATTCCGAAGGTTGGTTCAGTCGGTATTGAGACTACGAAACGTGTTATTATAAAAGCGGAGGAGTGATAAAGAATTACTGATTGATACTGTTACCGGAGGTGCCTAAATGAATAAGACAAAGATATGTAACACATGTGGCATTGAGAAACCTTTGTCGCAATACTACAAGAATGGTGTTGACCAGTATGGTAACATTAGGTTACGAGCTGATTGTAAAACGTGCTATAAGGTTGATAGGTGCCTAGATAAGAAAACGCACACAAAATTTAGGAATAACACTAAGCTGCGTACTAACGAAGAAGACGCCAAACTGTTAACCCTGAATGACTGGCGCGATGCGCTGATATTTTTTGGTAACTCTTGTGCTTATTGTGGCCACGTGCCTACAAAAGAAAGGAACGATTAACTAAGGACCACGTTGTACCTGTAACTGCGGGCGGAAGGACAACCAGGAAGAATGTCGTACCTGCCTGTAGTAAATGCAACGGTTCAAAATCAAATCAACCGTTAAAGAGATGGTATCCGAGACAACCTTTCTTTACGGATGACAGACATTCTAAAATAAAGGAGTGGTGTGATGAGCAGCAATGATTTAATCAGCGCGGATTTAGATATACGCCAGCTACAGCAAGCTCTAACACCAAGACTAACAAAATACATACCACTTAATCCAACACCAAAACAAACAGCTTTTTTATTAATGAACTCTATCAAAGAGATTCTGTATGGTGGGGCCGCTGGCGGAGGCAAGTCCATTGCTCAGCTTATGGGAGCTTTACAATTTGTAGATATACCGGGGTACAACGCCATACTGTTCCGGAAAACGTTTGCGGACCTTTCTAAGCCTGGCGCTCTGATGGATATATCAAAAGAATGGCTGATGCCGTTCGTAGAGCGCAAGGAAGTAAAATGGTCTGATAAAGAAAAAAGGTTTACATTCCCATCCAGTGCTACATTGACATTTGGTTACCTTGAAACTGTAAACGATATGTATAACTATCAGGGAGCTGAATATCAGTACATAGGCATGGATGAATGTACGCAAATAAACCCTGTTTGTTACAGATATTTGTTTTCACGTTTGCGCCGTGCTAAGTCTGTAAAGGTACCTTTAAGATTCAGAGCTACCTGTAACCCAGGTGGTGAATTCGGCGAGTACTATTACCAACGGTTCTTTGTAGAAGGTACCGAAAAAGGACGCATCTTTATACCGGCTGGTATAAAAGATAACCCATACTTGGATGAGGAAGAGTACAATGCTTCGCTTGATGAACTTGACCCAATAACAAGAGAACAGCTTAAAAACGGTAACTGGCAAATCCGCGAAGGTGGTGGACTGTTTGATAGAAAGTGGTTCACAATTGTAGATTATTCAAGTATACCAGAAAAAGCAAAAAGAGTAAGGTTTTGGGATTTAGCTTCTACTGACCCATCAAAGCGTAAAAGTAAGGATAAACGAGACCCTGACTATACTGTTGGTCTTAAACTTGCTTTTTATCAAGGCTTGTATTGGATTGAAGATATTGTCAGAGTACAGAAGACGCCTAAAGAGGTTCAGGAGCTTGTACAGATGACAGCCGAGTTTGACGGGCATAGCTGTGATATTGATATGGAGCAAGAACCTGGCTCCTCTGGCGATATTACGATTGACCATTATGCAAGAAATGTATTAGCAGGGTATGTCTTTAGGGGGGTACGCTCTACTGGTTCTAAAGCTGAACGCGCCAGACCAGCATCAACCGCGGCGCAGCAAGGCAGAATTATGATAAGTAATAAGTGTCGTAATATCTCTGAGTTTTTAGATGAAGCTGAGTTGTTTCCATACGGCATAAAAGATGATACAGTTGACGGCTTGTCTGGTTCTTTTAACCATTTTAGGAGCCCTGTTATTTTTGCATCACCAACTGGTGTAAATAAAGGACAATCATACTGGAAAAATATATGACGGAGGTGAAATGTAGTGACCGATGTAAAGGTGTCCAAAGGCAGAGCGCCTAATAACGTACATATGCAGCTTGGCGTATCTGGCTTGTATAGAACCGGTGGTTATGTACATGAGGAATTTGTATCAGCACTTAGGTGGCCAAGAGCCTATCGTGTGTATCAAGAAATGGCTGATAATGATCCTGTAGTTGGTGCTATACTATATATGGCCGAAATGCTCATAAGAAAAGCAGATTGGTCTGTAGAAAAAGCAAGTGAAGAACCAGTTGATGTAGAAGCTGCAAAATTTCTTGATTCATGCATGCATGATATGACTGTTTCATGGGCAACTACAATAACAGAAATTTTGTCCATGTTTACGTATGGGTTTAGCTTCCATGAGATTGTGTATAAGATTAGAAGAGGACCCGATGAAAAAGACAGTAGATACCAAAGCCTGTATTCTGACAATAGAATAGGATGGAAAAGAATACCCAGTAGAGCTCAATCAACTCTGTACGAATGGCTATTTGCTCCTGATAATGATATAAAAGCATTTATTCAGCAAGCCCCTCCAAACTACGCTATCGTTCCTATTCCGTTATCAAAAGGGTTGCTGTTTAGAACAAGAGTTGCTAAGGACAATCCTGAGGGTAAGTCATTATTACGTAACGCATACAGACCCTGGTATTTTAAAAAGCATATTGAAGAAATTGAAGGAATAGGTATAGAGCGCGACCTGGCCGGTTTACCTGTATTGCAGGCCCCTGAAGGCATGGATATTTGGAACCCTGATGATGCAACAATGGTTACTTTCAAAAACAATGCTGAAGAATTGATAAAAAACATCCGTAGAGACAGCAACGAAGGGGTATTGCTACCCCATGGCTGGGATTTAAAACTACTTTCTACTGGCTCTGCTAGGCAGTTTGATACTAATGCTATTATAAACAGGTATGACAATAGGATAGCTATAACTATGCTTTCTGATTTAGTACTTATTGGCGGTGAAGGCAAAACAGGTTCATTTGCTCTAGCAGATACTAAAAAATCAATGCTTGCTGCTGCATTAGAAGCGCAGATTCAAAATATAGCTGATATATTCAATAAGTATGCAGTGCCTAAATTATTCGCTTTTAATGTTTTTCCTGGTCTTACCGAATTACCAAAGATAAAACCAGGAGAAATTGAAACGCCTACATTAAAAGAATTAGCATTATTATTACGCGCAATGGGATTAGACATATCTAAGGATATGGAATTACAGAACTATCTTAGACGTGTAGCCAGTATGCCTGCGTTAAATAAGAAAACATTTGAAGAAGTGTATTCTGTTCAAGAAGGCAAAAAGAAAACTAGTGCTGGTGAAGACGATGATACCGCAGAAAATGATTTTGAGCAAAATGACTTAAATTACACAGGACAGTAAAGGAGGTATAGAAATGAGCATCTATCTTACTAAAGAGCACGATACAGTGGTTGTAAAGTCCAACGAGGATGAACAGCTTGTATTTGGTTGGGCCAATGTCTCTTTGACAAAGGAAGGAGATATTCCCCTTGATTGGCAAGGCGATATTATTCCTCCGCAAGTACTTGAAAAAGCCGCGTATAACTTTGTGCTTAAGTATCGTGAGACTGGTGAACAGCACACTGGTGAGTATAAAGGTATCCTAGTAGAATCTGTAATGTTTACAAAAGATAAGCAAAGGGCGCTTGGGCTACCTGAAGGTTTACTCCCTGAGGCTTGGTGGGTTGGTTTTTATATTCCTGACAAAGCAGTATACGAAAAGATTAAATCTGGCCAGTATAAAATGTTTTCAATCCAGGGCAGCGCTAAAAGATTACAAATTGATTAAAAATGAGCTATAATATACTCCATACCAACGTATAATATAAATGAGGAGGTGAGTTGTGTGCCTGCTATTATGCTGGAGTTAGAGGTGAACAGAGTTGACCTCGTTGACGAGGGAGCAAATTCTGAATCACATATAAAATTCTTTAAGAGAAAGGAGACGATAAAGCCTATGGATTTCGAGAAAATTCTGGAACAAATGAAGCCTGAGCATAGGCAAGTTATCGAGAAGGCTATAGAAGATGCTAAAACTTCTGCTAAGCAAGAAGTTGCTGGTGAGCTTCAAAAAGCCAAAGGTGACTTGGATGCTGCTACTGAGTTGGCTACTAAGCTACAAGGACAGCTTGATAGTTTGCAGGAAGAAATTACCAAGTCAAAGGAGCCTTCCATGGAGGAAGTTATCAAAGGGCTTGATCCAAAGGTACAGGAATTTTTTAAGAAACTGACAGCTCAAAAAGAAGCTGCAGAAACCTTGGCTAAACAGTTAAAAGAAGATGAAGATAAAGCTGCTGCTGTCGCTAAGGCAAAAGAACTTAAGCACTTACCTTTAGAAACTGAAAAACTGGCCGAAGTTATCAAAGGCGTTTCTGATGAAGTATTTGGTCTACTGAAAGCAGCAAACGAAGCAATCGAAAAAGGCGTGCTGCCTGAACTAGGTAACCAAGGTGATAACGGCAACGCTGCCGCTGACGCTTGGGCTAAAATAGAATCCAAAGCTGACGAAATTGCGAAGCGCGACAGTGTAACAAAACAAAAAGCTGTGCAAATCGCAGTCAGAGAAAATCCTGAGCTTTATAAACAATACTTGGATGGAGGTGCTAATTAATGCCTGCTTATGAAATTTTAAATCTAAGATTCAGCGCTATTGCTGGTGCAGCAGTTGCGCGTAGACGTTTTGTAAAAGCCGGCGCTAATGATACTGCAGTACAAGCAGGTAACGGCGAAGCTGCTATTGGCGTTTCTATAAATGCCCCTGCTCAGTACGAAATACTGGAAATAGTTGACGGCATAGCGTTAGTTGAAGCTGGTGCGGCTATTGAAGCTAACGCTATTGTACAGTCAGATGCTGATGGTAAAGCAGTAACCAGAACTGACGGAGTAGCATTAGGTACCGCGCTTACTTCTGCTGCTGCAGAAGGCGAGCTTATTTCTATTAAAACACCAGGGTGCGCAGCAGCATCAGATTTTGCACCTGCAGATGCAGTAGCTGATCTTGTTGCTGGTGCAGCTGATGGTGTTGCTGCTTCTCTTGCTACTGGTGTAATTAATGATAACAACGCTATTACTTATTTTGCCCAGAAGGTCGGAGAAGATGGTAATGACATTACAATTGCCCACATTGCCCCAGGTGCCGGTCCTGCTGCTTTAGATGTAGTTGTAGATGGTACAGATATAGTAGTTAACCTTGGTGTTGATGGTGCTGGTTCAATAACGTCTACTGCTGCTGATGTTATTGCTGCTATTGAAGCAGAAGATGCGGCTTTAGCTCTTGTTAGACCTGTAAGTTCAATTGCTGGTAATGTAACTTCCACTGGTGCCGGCACAATGGTAGCTATGGCAAAAACAGCGTTAGCTGGTGGTGTTGACTCCGAAGGGCAAGAATGCCTTGTAAAAGTAAATGAGTTACTGGCAAGCCTTAGAGCTGCTGGACTCTTAGCAGTATAATTAGAGAGAGAGGAGATGATTAGATGCCTACCAAAGCTGAAGCTCATATCGATAGGGCGCTAACCAATATATCCGTAGCCTACATGCAGGAAGAGAAAAACTTTATCGCAGATAAAATTTTCCCTGTGGTTCCTGTAAAAAGGCAGTCTGACATTTACTACATCTATAAGAAAGGCGACTTTTTCCGTGACGGAGCGAAAGTTCGTGGCGCTGCTACTGAATCTGCTGGCGGCGACTATGGTGTAGAAGCGTCCAACCCGTATTACTGCAAAGTGCAGGCCTTCCATAAAGATGTTAGTCCGCAAGAGCGCGCTAACTATGACCAGCCCTTGGATGCTGATCAAGACGCAACTGATTTTGTATCTCAGAAAATGCTCATTAGACGTGAGCGTGAATGGGCAAGCAAATACTTTACCACCGGTATATGGACAACTGAAGTTAAAGGTATTGCTGGTGGAAATGGCGTTACGCCTGGTGCTACTGAAGCTATTCAGTTTGACTTTGCTGATTCAGATCCTGTTGGTGTAATAACCAATAGAGCAGTTCAGATGGCCGGTATAACAGGTTACAAGCCCAACAAAATAGCAATGTCTCCATATGTATTCAATGCACTCAAAAACCATGAAGATATTCTTGACCGTATTAAGTATACCCAAAAGGGCATTGTAACTACCGACCTTTTGGCCACTCTGTTTGAAGTCGATGAAGTTCATGTTGCCTGGGGTGTTGTAAACTCAGCAAACGAAGGCGCAGCTGACGCAATTGATTTCATTATGGGTAAGCACCTTTTGCTGTGCTATGCTAACCCACGGCCTGCCCTTAAGAAAGCCTCTGCCGGCTACATTTTCTCCTGGACTGGTCTTGAAGGTTCTGGCGCATATGGCAACCGTATTGTGCGCTTGCCTATGGACATGCTTGGTCTTGGTACTGAGCGTATTGAAGGTGAACTTGCTTTCGATGCAAAAGTTATCGCCCAGGACCTCGGCGTATTCTTCAAAGATATAGTAAGCTAAAGGCATGCTAGTAGTTAAAAAATCTTTCAGGTCCTTAGGTAAGTTTTACGATGTAGGGTCGGTTATTACTGACCCTACTTCGGTAAAACTACTGAAGTCTAAAATAAACTTCGGCAAGATTATAGTCCTTGAGAAAGCAACACGTGGATTAGACGCAATTATACTGCGTTTAGAAGCTAAGGCTGGCAGGCCACTTAAAGAAGAACTTTTATTACTACTTGATGAAGAGGCCACATTAACAGAACCACCGGTAACAGAACCACCGGTAACAGAACCACCGGTAACAGAACCACCGGTAACAGAACCACCGGCAACAG